GATTACCATATTCCGTACCTTCGCCAGAATAGGTGAATCCGCTGGGAATTGGGCTTAATGGTTTACCATTTATAAAGGTAACAAACATTTTACTACCAGCAGCATTTGAATACACTCTAACATCTAGAGCCGGGTTAGAAACGGATGATGTAGGCACCCCATATTTAGAAAGCATCGGTAAAGGGCCACCACCCGTTGCAGATGGAACCGCTCCACCTACATTCATCTTCACCATTCCACCAGTATAAGACTGTCTCTCTTGACCTAATGCTTCAGCATCTACTTCAGAAATAATATCATCAATTTCTGAATCAAAGTCTCCACTATATTCTTCTTCATCGTTACCGCCACCATGAAGCTGATCGGGGTTTTCTACTTCTTGTGCATTACCCATCTGACCAATCTCAGCCATTCTTGCTAAGCCTTTTTTAGCTTCATCACGAAGCTGCATCAGTCTCTCAAGGCCAATATATCTAACAACATCAGCAGGGATAACAAACTCCCCCTCACTTAGTTTTACATCTAAGTCATCTCTCACTTCTTCTTGAAGTGATCCCACAGGAACATCATTGCCAGATACAGGGTCAACAGTGCCCCCTTCTTGCAGAATGCCACCTTCTTCAAAAAGTTTATTCGCTTGCATTCACTTCATCCTTTAAATATTTAAGCTGACGCAATGCTGCAATAGCACCCTGCGCTTTATACATATCAGGTAAATCTGACACTTGTTCTAATTTTCTTCTCTGTTGCTCAACATAGCTTTCTAACATTTCTTCAAAAGCTTTCCATTGAGTAGTAGAATTAACTAGCGGCTTGAGTTTATTCAGGTACGGCTTGTTCATTTCCAGCAAATCCTTGTTCACCCGGTACAGCGGCTGCACCTACACCCACATTACCACCACCACCGCCTGTCATATCTTGTACAGGCGGCGCACCTTCAGCGGGTGCTTGTCCTTGAGGCGGTGCCGGTTGTTGTCCCTGCATTTGCTGCATTAATGTAGCTTGTCTCACCATCTCTTCTAAGCTATTAGTAACTTTGTCCGGGTCAAGGTCCATACTCTTAGCAATTTCTCTAAGAATATAAGGCATCTTAGCAAAGGGAGCTAAAGTAGGATTGGAGGCAATTTGCAGGAACTGCATGAGTCGCTGACTTCTCACTTCATTAGCCATTAAGCTTCTAAGTCGCCTTTGATTTCAGGATCAAAATCAAATTGCATATTAAAGCTAAAGAATGACTTTCCTAAAGGTGCCAGTAAATAATCATCAATGTTCTTGATGACTGTCTTAATGCTACCGCTAGCAGCACTCATTAACATGCTGATGCCAGAGGCTGTTCTACCTACACCAGACACGCCTGTTTGACCATGAGCAAATGAAGGCATACCCGTAGATTCATCAGCAAGCTGACGAGCTTTATCAAACAACTGCAAATTCTCAGCAGCTACGTTAGGAAACTTAGTGCCAAACAATGCTTGACCGGGAGCGCCACCTTGTCTTCTAAACACTTTGCCGGGATACACAGTGAGGTCTTGACCCGGCACAAGGTTGGTTTCATCCACTTCAAATACAAGGTTGCCAGACAGCACCGCATTGTCCACTGCCATACGCATAAAACCATTCATAAGCGTCTGAGTATCGTCCATGTTTTCAGCGATACCGATGCCAAAAATTGAGTAGGGGTTTAATTCATAGGGGACAGCATAATACGGAATGCTGGCTGGCTTAAACGGATTCAGCACCAAACGAATGATTTTGTTATTGCAGAACCACACGTTTGCTTGAAGTTCACCAGCGTCTTCAAGTTCTTCAGGGATATCAACATCATTTTCTTTAAGAAAATCAACATCAATATTGCCCCAATATTCCAGCACTTCAAAACGATCAATGCCAAAATTAGGAGCGTAGTCACGAAGATCGTCTTCCCAATACTTCTTGACATACGACGGACCTTCTTCAATGAGCTGATCAATAACATTAGCTCTGAAGAAAGGACGAGATTTTAAAGAACGAAGCTGAGTGCTGCTAAGCTTATGACGCTCAATACAATATTGAGCCTCATCCATATTTACAGCATCCGGGTCAGGATAAAAGTTCCAGACGCTTACATGAGAAGTGTCAGGGACTGTTTTAAACACAGGGCTGTATACACCCTCTTCACTCCAATTAGGATATTCTTTTGTCTTAGCAAACGGACCTTTCATTACGCCCGTGCCAAACAAAGCCATTTCAAAAGCTGTAGAGCGAAGCTGCTTATTAGCACCACTCTCTTCTAGCTGGTCATGGATTTTCTTTTCCATCTTTTTAGCTGCAATCATTGCAGGATAAAAAGTAATGGAAGAAGGAGTTTTTCCGTGACCTTCTTTTAATCCATCAATATCTTTAAGGTCATCTTTAAGACTGCCCAGCTTTTCTAAAATACTTTGAATAGTTGTTCCGGGAGCCAGAGGTTTACCATCTCCTTTGTATCCAAAAGGAGTTTCTGTTGTTTCTTGTTCAGGCTGTTGACCAGCACCCTGTTCTTTAGGATCAAAGTAAACAGCTTCAGAGACACCATCAGGAAGAATGGTGGGATCAACGCTAATAGGAAACTTATTATTAGCAAACAACACTTCAATAATCTGACCATAGGCAGCAAGTGTTTTAGTCTTTGTCACTTTGACAAACACTCTGCTCTTCTCTGTGTCAGTAAAGCGAATATCGGGGCCATACTGCCCCCTGTAGTTTCTATAAGCTCTTAGCCAACGCTGTTCATCTTGTCTGCGTGTTTCTTCGGCCTTGCTATATCTTTCATTCAAGAAAGAAATAAGCTGACCTCCTTTAAAGGAATCCACTCCTTCTTTTTTAGCGTCATCTAAAACGATATTTCTATCGTCCATAAAGTTTTGTTCTGCCATTTATTGTTCCTAATACCCCATAACAGGGTCTGCAATACGCATTCCAGAAGAAGGCGAATTAAGGGGATTATAGTCCCAAATGCTGCTTCTAGGTCTGCTCATCACCCCATAGCGAAGAGCGTCATATAAGTGATCTTCAGCCTTAGTATCAATATCCTCTGGGTTTTTCTTATCCAAAGGAATGATGGGAAGCTGTGCAATTAAGTTAGTACAGTTGTTTGTTATAACAAGTCTTGGCTGTTCTGTAAAGGGATCAGTTTGTAGCCTACGATGAATTTCATTTTTACCGGCAATACGGCTACCAGCACTTCTATCAGCGGGTCGCCAGCGGCATCCCTCTGCAATCATCTGTTCTGCCAGCGAAGGACCAGTGTCTCCCCGCTTATGCCAGCAGCTACTGTCTAAAACACCATATCTAATAGTGCCATCACCCTCTTCAGCCCTCAAAATCATGTGAGCAAGGTCTTTAGCCAGCACTTTACTAACGTAAAGCTCACGATAAACGACCAACTGTTCGCTAGGGGATACAGCGAACCACACAACTGCACTATAACTGCCATATCCATAGTCACAAGCCCTAAATCTTGTCCATGTTTTGGGAATATCGAAGGGTTCCACCACATGGGCAACGCGATTAAACTCAGGAAATGCCGCCCCTTCAGCTACATCCCAATTACCTTCCAGTAATTGCTTACGTTGATGCTCAGGAAGAGACAAAAGCATAGTCTCATAGTCGCCTGTCTGCATCAAATACGGGTTATCGGACAGTAAAGCAGGGATAAAGCGCCTTCTAAACAGCGGTTCACCCTCTCTGCTGTGCCCTTTAGGGTAAATTAGCGTCTGTCCTGTCTCTACATCGGTAGCCCAGAAGGGTTTACCGGGTGCAGAAGGGTCAATAAACATCTTTTTGACCCATGCATGACCGGGACCACCGGGGTTGGTGGTGGCTCTCATGTAAATTGGTAGGTCTGGAGCGGCTGTACGCAGACGAGAGCGCATATAGTTCCAAGGGAACGGGGTATGCCACTGCGTCAATTCGTCAAAACCAATCCAACTGAACGCCAAACCCTGATATCTCAGTACGTCTTCGTCCCTATCCAGATAAGACATCCACAATCTAGCCCCCGAAGGAGCTTCCCACTGCATCTTTCTCTCACTCCACTTGATGCCGGGGTAGATTTTGGGATAAAGCTCTTGGCTTTTCCAGATAAGTTCTCTAAGTTCTTCCGTTGTATGACGCAACAACAGCCCAGAAAACTGCGGATGAGTCATATAACGAAGTGGATCAGCTAGCATGGCATACGACTTACCGCCACCAGCAGCACCGCCATACAGCACTTCCCTCTCAGAAGCTGCTAAGAAGGCTGTCTGAGGCCCAGCATTGGGCTTAAACAGCACTTCCCTGCTATCAGCTATCGTTGCTTCTGTATCCGCTGAGGCTATCGTCAACGAAGGAGCGGA